TGCATTACTAGCCGCACGTTTTTGTGTCAATAAAGCAATTGGTAAAATACAATAATATTCTCCAATAGACTTTTGAATTAAATCTAAAAGACGAGACTTTCCATTACTACCCTGTCCGGTAAATATATAAAATCTTTCTTGTGTTATACTACCATCAATAATACACGATAAAACATCCATGACATAATTGCGAAGATTTTTATTAGTGAAAATCTTTTCAAAGAACTCATTAATTTCAGCAAATTCTGGAGATGAATAATCACATTTTACATAATTATTTTTAGTAGATAATAAAATATAATCGTCTGGCATACCATCGCGAAACATATGCATTTTTAGGTCATATACACCGTTATCAAATCCAAGTAAATGTTTTCTACTATCCAATGTTTCTTCAAACTTATCATCTATAAAAAGTGTTCTACATTCTTTCATAATAGAATCTTTAAAATTGGAATCTTTTAATTTTGTAGCAATCTTTAAACACTTTTTACTTTTCTCTTCATTTAAAGCCCTCTGTATAGAATCTTCGCATTTTTCATTGTAATAATTACTTCTTTCCATAAACTTTTTACAAATGTCAATACTTAACATTTTACGCAATTCTAAACCTTCGCGAGCACGAACCCATCTATGTTTTTGTTTATCGTATTTATACCAATTATCTTTAGAAATTGCTTTAAACTCGTCTTTAAATATTGCATGAACTACGCATGCAATATCAAAATGAGACCCGTCACTTCCGATTGCATCATCTATTAATTTAATTGTTGAAGTATTTACGACATTAGCATAACTAACAATATTATCTTGTTTAGCCCACCATCTAAGAGTTCCAACTCCCATATTGTCTTTTCTCATTTTATCCCATATTTGCTGGCATTCACCTTCGATATAGACACTACTAATTTTAGAGAACTCAACCCATGTTTCTAATAATCTGTAGTCAATATTTCGTAATACCCATCCAAGATTAATCCAATCCGCGTAATTATCAGCCCTTGTAACTGATAAACATTCATTTACTAATCTTTTGATAAAAGTTAATTCATCTTCGGCAACATAAGCTCTATTTACATTAAGAGATTTACCAAAAATATTATTTTGAACCTTACATTTCAATTTATGATCTATAGCTGGTAAAATATGTTTGCTATACTGATCAATTTCAGTTACAAAGTCTTCTTTTACAAAAATTCTTGTATTTTCTGAATGTTTTCGCATAGAAAATAACTTAATGAAATTCAATTCATCGCTTGCATTTAATATATAATTACCTTTTTCTGTAATATTATTGATATTCTTGTATATACAAGATACTCTATATGTATCACAATCAGGTTTTTTACTACCATACATTTGCCAACAATTTTGATCTATTATTGCCTTATCTACGATAGAATCATAATCATTACAAATTGGAAGGTCTTTAAATATATCTGCAGACATATCTAATATTTTTCTTCTAATAAAATGTTGTGCATTATTTGGAATAATAATATGTGGAAATATAATATGCAAACCATCTTTTAATTTATTACGAAACTCAACCGGATTTGGTTTTTCCATAACATATGCAACTGATTCTTCTTCGCTTACATCCAAATATTGATTAATAACATTGAAATAACCATCGACAATTCTAAAAATATTTTCTGATGTATATACTCTATCATATTTTTTCTTATCATTCAAAGAAGAGTTTGAGTTCTGCGAACTATAAATACCTGACTTAGTATCAGGTATAGTAAATCTAAAGTCAATATCAACTCTTAATGGACTTGGTTCCAGTGGTTTTTCTGTAAAATATAACGCAACACCATTGGTAAGGGCAAGACTATAAATATTAATAAAGTCATCATATTTTTCATCTGGAATACATAGACTTACTTTAGGAGAACCAATACTTGTATTGGTGTAAGATTTGCCTTTTTCTACCTTGTATTTATTAATGAATGAACGTAAATCTTCAATTATACCCATTGTTATAAAATTATTATTCTTTATACATATATCAATTTTTATTTTTATACATATTTTCACAAGAATGATTTATTTTTCTTTATATATGGTAGGTGTATTTATAATTTTAAAGAATATTATGACATCAAATAATAAAGATACGGATGCAAATAATGTTTATTCAAGTCCAAAAAATATTAAAAATCCCCACCTTTTTACAAAAAAATCATTATTGTATTTAATTGAAACTTGGAATAAAAATAAAGACGAACAAATAATCTATAAAAAAACATTTTCTATAGAAAAATTATCATCATTATTAAATGATAAAATAAAACCTATTTGCGATGATAAACAATATTGGTGTTGGACGGGTGCTTTAAAAAAATTAACAAAAGATGTTAATACAAAAGAAATTATAAAAATAATAGAAAATACAGAAATGCGTCCAGAAATGCCTATAAAATGGACCAAAAATCCAATAGAATGGTTGGATAATTATGATATAGAGGATGTTATGATACAATACAATAATGATAAAAAATACAAATATGCGTTTTTAGGTGTATTTCCAATAGACTTTTCTGAAGAAGATAAGTTTGGTAGATGTTTGTATAGCAGAATATGCTCTATAGATATTAAAAAATATATAAATAAAAAAATAAAACATATAGGATTGATTACAAATCTTGATAAACACGACCAAGGAGGCTCTCATTGGACTTCTACGTTTATCATAATAGATCCTAAAAATAAATGTTATGGTGCTCATTATTATGATAGCAATGCAGTAAATATACCTTCATATATAAGTAAATTTATCAATACTGTTAAATCAAAATTATCAGAAATATACCCTAAAATAAAGTTTAATATAACATTTAATAAAAGACGACATCAATTGAAAAATACAGAATGTGGTATGTTTTCATTAGCATATCAAATAAGATGGTTAAACTCAATTACAAAATATAAGGAACTTAAATTAACATCTCCTTATGAAGATCCTAATTTTTACAATTATATAGTTAATGACGAAAATATTACTGATAACAATATGGAAAAAACAAGGTCTTATTTATTTAGACCAAATCTAAAAGTATATTTAAAAGATAAAAAAATAAATATATGATGTGTAATAATATTAATCTATTTTATATACACAAATATTAAGAATGGGTGTCATAGATGATTTTAATTCTAATAGTAACAAAGATAACATTATTAACGCATCTGAAAAAATGTTAAAACATAAATATAATATTAATATTGAAAATGAAAAATTAATAAATATCGTTAATATGATAATATCATCAATATGTGCAGATGCTATTTTAATAAAAAGTGCTGTTAAACTAATAGAATTAAATACTATAGCTCTAACAAAAGTGAAAGATTATATAGTAAATAATATTGAAAAAAAAAGTAATGTAGAATTACCAAATATTGATAATGAGGATGAATATAAAAAGATAGAAGAGGTTGTTAAATATAATAATGAAGAATTATTATCAAAAGTTTTATCACTTGAAGAAAAAAGAAATGCTACAACTTCATTTTCGTCTATTCAATACAATAATACTATTCCTGACGAGTTTAACAAATCAGTAAAAACAGAAAATATAACAGATAATTCTAATACTTTTATGATTATAGAAAAGATGTATGATATAATAAATTCTAAAAATGCAGTTAATAAAAAAACACTTATCGTAAATAGTTTTAATCGCGATTGGATTAATAATCATAATAGAAATAAATTGTCATTTTCTATAAATATTGATTTATTGAAAAATTATATTGAACCTTCTAAATTATTATTATCTAAAAATATAAAAAGAAAAAGTCCTTATATAACAATGGTTATAAATGATGGAATACAAACGCAAAAAATCAATTTTGTTTTATCAAATACATCGTCTATAGAAAGAGATTGGGATACATGGGTTATGATTAATGAAAATACGCAAAACTTAATAAATCTTAATATTAAAAACTGGAATATATCATTTTTAGATTATAGGAACAAAGAACTTGATATGGGACGAGACGATATTAAAATATGCGAAGTATATGATGGCGAAAAAGAAAATTACTTTAGAATTAAAATAGATAATGATGATGAAATATTATTTGATAGTTACAATATAGATCTATTAAATAAATATGACAATATGCTATTAAAAACTTATGATAGCGATTTTATAAATGTAAAAATTTCAAATATAGATAACAATTATTTAACATTATATTCAAATGAATTGACAAAAAAAGACTTCGTGAGTTCATCACTTTTAAATTATAAAGCACAATATAGTATAATCCTTTCATATTATCCAAAAAATAATAATCTATAATAACAAAATAATAAATGCCGAAAATATAAAAATAATCATAGTTATTATTTCTAGACGATATAACATTTTTATTTTTTCATCTCTCGTCAATGTATTATAAAAAATATCTTTATCATTTGATACAATATTTTCGTATATATGAACGTACACATTTGTATAATCGAGTAAATCTCCAAAATTAGTGATTAAGTCGTCTGAATCAATCATAATCATTATAAGTGAAACAAATAATACGAATAATATCAAATGTAAAATAATGTTTGAAGAGTTTATATGCAAGTTAAGATAATTAAATATGATACGTAATTTATAAGAATCGTAATTAACCAATCCTATAGATAATACTAATAATAATAAATATAATATACAATATAAAATTATAGTATATTGAAGACTTTTGACAAAATTATATTCTATTATGAATTCTACTGTCACCATTATTATTGTACGTATAATCAATATCAAAAATATAAATATAGCTTTATCTTGAAATGTTACTTCGAGAGCTATTTCAGGAACTAAATTATTTACATTAACATTATCATATAATATATCACCTTGATCGATATTTTTTAATGGATTTTTTTTGCCTGATTTATTAATACCTATTATATATTCATTCCATATATTTTCATATATGGTATCATCAACTCCGGTAGTAATATTATTTTTATTACTTACAGCATTTATAATATCATCACTATCTGATTTCAATAGATACATCAGATCTTTTAAATCAGCAGTTTTTCCTTTGTTATCATCATTTCCGACACCCTCTAATCTTAAAAATTTATGTAATTTAGAATAAATGGTTTTATAATCACCCCCTTCCCCCCCTACTGTATAATAATATTTGCCACCGTTATTTCTATTTCTATTTCTTTGGGTAGAATTATCACTATTATATTTTTGTTTTAATTGTATATCGGCTATATTTTTTTCAACTTTTTTAATCTCCTCTTCATATTTTTCATTTTCTTTTATTAAATTATTAATTTCAGTCTGAATATCTTTTATGATATAATGTTGCGAATACTTATTTTTATCATTATCTTCAAATAAAGATATATAATTTGTTTTCAATATATCTTTAATATGATCTTCATACTCTGTCATAAGAGGAATACTCTTTATTTTATTACAAACTTCATACAATTTCAATAAATAACCTATTATTATTTTTAACTCTTCGTTTAAAAACGTTATCCTATATTTGTTATTTTTTATTTTTTTATTATTATTACTTTCTGTATCGCGATAATCAGTCATTTTATAATCTGT